GCAGCACTTAATCCAGGAAAATCCGTTATGGATGCTATGGAAGCCCTTGCAGATTTAAAAACTGGTGAAACTGAAAGAATGAAAGAATTTGGTTTTAAAATATCCCAAGACGATATTAATAAAGCAGGAGGTGTTGACAGTTATTTCAAACAACAAACAGGTTCTGAGGGTAATATAGGAAAAGTTTTTGCAGGTGGAGCAAAAGAATTAAGTAATTCTACTGCTGGAAAATGGAGTACTGTAACAGGAAACTTAGAAACCATAGGTGCAAATTTCGGCAAAGCTTTTTTGCCTGTTATAAATAAAATTCTTACACCTCTTGCAAATTTACTTGATAAAAATTCTGATAAATTTACTAAATTCGGTCAAAATGTTATAAAAATAGGTGGCAAAATAGGAACGGCTTTAACGCCTGCTTTTAATTCTATATCTAAAATAATAAAATCTGTAGGAGAACCAGCGTTCAAATCTTTATCTAAAATAGTTCAAACAGTGGTTTTGCCTGCTTTTAAATTTTTAGGCAATATTGCTAAAGAATATGTAATTCCGGCGATATCAGCGGTGGCTGGTGTTATAGCAAAGTATTTACCTCCTATAGCAAATTCTTTTATTAAATCCTTCAACAGTATAAAACCACATTTAGAAAAATTTTGGAATACAATAAAAGTGAATATTATTCCCATAGTTCAAGATTTATGGGGAAAATTTAAAGAAGCTATGCCAGGAATCCAAAAAGTAGTAAGCGTAGCTTTTGATGTTATAGCGAAAGTGGTAGGAGTAGCCTTAGATGTTATAGGAAAAGTTGCACCAGTAATAAAAGGAATATATGATTTTATAGCTCCGATTTTAGGTTGGATTATAGATTTATTCAATAAAATAGCCAGTGCTATAAAAGATGTTTATGATTGGTTTAATAAATTAAGAGGTAAAAAAGAAGAGACTACAAATACATCGGCTACCGATTTATCAAAATTAGGCGTACCAGGATTAACTTCAGCGGGAACTCTAAAATCTTCTGATAAATCATCAAGTAATTCTACGGATTTATGGAAGTATGTAACCAGGAAAAATGCTTTAGGAACCTCTTATTTTGAAGGTGGCCTCACATATATAAATGAAAATGGAGATGAAATAGTAGATCTTCCAGCAGGTAGTAAAATACACAGCAATAGAGAATCGAATAATATATTAAAAAATATGCAATTCCCTAATAAGGATATTACTTCTGGTATGTGGAATCATAATAAGTCTATGGCTCCCGAAGTTGCTAAATGGGGTCAGGATATACCAGAAGGTATGGCAAAAGGAATAAGACAAAACACTAAAACCGTAACAGATGCCACTACTTTTATGGCTTCAAAAATAAGGGAATTAATTCATTTCACTTCACCAGACAAGGGGCCTCTTGCCGATTTTGATACTTATTCAGTGGATATGTTAAAGACATTCGGGAATGGGATACAAAATAATACGAAACTTGTAACTAACCCTACAACTAATATGGCTACAGGGGTGAAAACTGTATATAAAGATTTATCTACTCAAAGCTTAACTTATGGACAACAGGTAGTTCAACAATTAGGGTTAGGAATAAAATCAAGTGAAAATAATTTGGTTGCCATAGTCCACGAATTAACTCAAAAAGTTATAAATGCTTTTACGGGACCAGATGGCTTTGACATACGCAGTCCTTCAAGAAAGTTATTTAGCATAGGTGCAAATGTAATACAAGGTTTTATAAATGGTTTAAGCTCCAAAGATGCTTTAGCTTTTTTTCAAAATAAAATAAGTGGTGCGATATCCAACGTAGGTGGAAATGTATCCGGATGGTTAAGTGCCGCATTAGCTATTACAGGAACGCCAATGTCATGGCTTCCAGGATTATTGCAATTAGTTAAAAGAGAATCCGGTGGAAACCCTTTGGCTTATAACAGTATAAGTGTTGGAGGAGAACATGCGACTGGACTTATGCAGATGCTAAAGAGTACATTTATGGAAAATATGTTTCCTGGACTAAGTGATATAGCGAATCCGGTTGCCAATGCCGCCAGTGCAATAAGGTATATAAAGAAAAGATATGGTAACGTAATGAACATACCCAATTTGTTCTCCGGAAACTATAAAGGCTATGCCGTAGGACTTACAAGGGTGCCAAAAGATAACTTTCCTGCGCTTTTACATGAGGATGAAAGGGTGCTGACGGCTAATGAAGCACGAAATTATGATAAAAAGAATAATGGTATTCAGGTGATAATTCAAAAGCTCGCAGATAAGCTTGTAATAAGAGAAGATAGTGACATAGACAAGATAGCTACAGCCATAGCTAAAAAACTTACTATTGCAGAAATGAATATATAAGGAGGTTTGCAAAATGGATAGAAATATGGAATTTTGGTTAAAGCAGGATGATATTCCTTCCAATTATATTCATCTCCCTGTACCTCCTGGGAATTACAATCTTAATTGGGCTAATAATAACAGCTCTTTTTTAGTTGAAGGAATGGGAGAGGTAAGTTTTCTGGGAAAGCCAAAACTAACTGAAATAACCCCTATAGAAAGCTTTTTCCCTTATAGATACAATACTTATTGCCAATATAAAGATTTCCCTGCTCCGGCAGATTGTGTAGTAACAATTCAGAAAATGAGATTATCCGGTAAACCAGTTCGTTTTATAATTACAAAAACCTTAGTAAATATCCTCTGTTCTATTGAGTCTTTTCAATTTGGTGAAAAGGACGGGACAGGGGATATTTATTATACACTACAATTAAAAGAATACAGGGTGTTGAAATGATTAATTTATATTCTCTTTATAACAGCCCTAGTCAAGGGCTTATACACACAAAAATAACTAACTTCTGTAAAACCATTGTATGGAGTGGGGATAAAGATTCCATAGCAAGAAAGCTTGAAATTACTATGGCTTATGGCATATGGGATAAAAACCAGCCTAATGTACAGATAGGTCCAGGTACTTTAATCTGGATGGTAGAGGATGAAAAAGAAATTTTCAGGGGGCATGTATTTGACAGGGAGATAGATTCTGATACTCAGGAACTTAAATTTGTAGCTTTTGACTGTATGATATACCTTACAAAGTCTAAGAGCAGCCACAACTTTACTAATATAACACCTGAAGAAATAACAAGAGTAATTTGTGGGGAAGCAGGAGTATTTTGTGGGGATATAGGGGTTACAGGACTGAAAATAGATTTATTAGCAATGGAGAAAACATTTTATGATACCGTAATGATGGCCTATACAAAGGTATGGCATTTCAACGGTGGAAGGTATAACTTTTATCCATTTATGAATAGAGATGTCCTTGAAATAATGAACATGGGTGTACCTATCGATAATTTTGTTATAAAACCTGAACTGAATTTAGGAAAAACAACTTATTCCGATTCCATAAGCAATATGATAAATAAGGTGAATGTATATAACAGCAAGGGTGAATATGTGGGTACTGCATGGCAGCGTGATTGGATAAAAGCCTACGGAATACTTCAAGATGTGTATTCTGCTCCTGATGATGATAAGGACCCTATTACCACAGCAACAAATATGCTGCATGGCGTAGATGAAACTGTGGCTGTAAATCTTATTGGTGATACCAGATGTACAACTGGTTGGGGGGTTAAAGTGCAAATACCCTATGTATATAATCTGATTGATACTGTAATGTGTATAGATGCCGATAGTCATACTTGGGAAGTTGGAACTGGCAAGTACACAATGGATTTAACTCTAAATTTTCAAACTAAAATGAAACTGGTGGAGGTGGATGAAGCAGCATGAATATAAGGAACCCTTACAATGATATACTTTTAAAAATGAGAAGACAGGGGGCGGCTTATAATCCCCCTTCTATTGATATTGGAAAGGTAGTAACTCCTAACCCTTTGACAATCCAAATAAATGATACGCCACTTACTAAAAAAAAACTCCTGGTATCAGATTTTTTACTGAGCAGTTATAAAAGGAAGATAAAGATACCTCCCACAAGTGCTACAGGGTCTACGACAGATGGCAGCATAACATCTATAGGGATACCTGATGCAGAATTGAACTTTACAGATGGCCTTAAAGCCGGCGATATGGTAGCCTGTCTAGCTACCTCTGATGGACAAAAATATATTGTATTATGCAAGGTGGTAAGCTTATGAGTATATTACCTGCATTGGATGTAAATATAGATGATGTGATAAATCAAAGTATTGAAGATTCTTCAAGTATACTTGCAATACCCAGAGAATATGCATGGGACTTTGAAAATAATGATTTTCTTCTTAAAGATGGTAAATTTGTTATAGTGGAAGGAAAGGAAGCTCTTAAGGTATGGATGTGGAAGGCTCTACACACTGTAAAAATGAGATATAGTATTTACTCTGATAATTACGGTCATGATTTGGATAGTTTAATAGGCCAGGGGTTTAGCAGTGGATTAATTGAAAGTGAAGCCAGGAGGATTGTATGGGAATGCATAAGTTTAAATCCTCATATAACAGGCATAGAAAATTTTAGCACCACATATGATGGAGACACTTTAACAATTAGCTTTACGGCTCTTACAGATCAGGGGGAGGTGGATATGGATGTATAGTGAATCGGAAGAAACTATAAAAAGCAGAATGTTAGGGAATATATCTGACAGTGTAGATAAAACAGAAGGTTATCTTGTATATGACAGTGTAGTTGCTGCAAGCAAAGAGTTTGCAAAAGCCTCTACTGAATTAGATAGTATAGTTGACAAGTTTGATCTAAGCAAAGTTAGTGGTGATGAATTGGAATTAAGAATAAAACAGAGGACAGGTCAAACCAAAAATCCTGCCAAATATGCAACGGGAATTTTAGATATAACAGGAACTGCAACTATAGCTGAGGGGGACTTATTTCAAACACCTAATGCAATACAGTTTAAATCACTGGAATTCAAAACTATAACTGAGAGTGGAACAATTGAAATACAAGCTGTAATACCGGGAAGTAGTGGAAATATACCGGCCAACCAAATAACCATTATGCCTGTAGCTATAAGTGGCGTAATCAGCGTTATAAATTCTTCAGCAACTCAAGGAGGTTTTGATGCTGAAAGTGATGCCCATTTACTTGAAAGATATTATGAAAAATTACAAAATCCGGACACAGGAAGCAATATAGCTCATTTTCAAAACCTGGTTAAAGAATATCCCGGTGTTGGAGATGTTAAAGTTTATCCAACTTGGAATGGAAATAATACCGTAAAGCTTGTAATTATAGATGCAAACAAGCAAGTTCCCTCTGAAGAATTTGTAAATGCAGTACAAAATTACATGGACCCATTAGGTGAGAATTGGGGACTAGGATATAGAGAAGCACCGGCATTTTGCTATACAACAGTTGAAGGAGCTGCAGCCAAAACTATAAATGTAAGTTTTACAATTGTGAAAGACACAAATTATACGGATGAACAAAGGCTTGCCAATGTTCAGGCAAGTATAACTGAATATTTAAAGACTTTGGCATTTGTAGATGATGCCGTAGTTTCCTATGCTAAAATTGGTGTGGCAATACTTGACAGTAAAGGAGTGCTGGACTATTCTAATTTAACTGTAAATGGAGGAACAACAAACATTCCAATATCATTAACAAAAACTTTATGTGAAACTCCAATATTGGGGACGGTGGCAATAAATGAGTAATACTGCGTTGAAAAGTTATTTACCTCAAATGCCTGCAGATACTAAGATATTTGATGAAGTATTAAACAGCGAAGATACTGAATTTAACAATATGTACGGCAATATTGATGATATAAAGGCTCAATTAAATATAGATACTGCAACATGGGCCTTAGATATATATGAAAGAGAACTAGGTATAATTACGGATTATACAAAAGCCTTAGATTATAGAAGAAGTGTAATAAAATCCAACTCCAGAGGTACAGGAAAATTAAATGCTGCACTTATAAAACTTGTGTGTGATTCTTTTTCAAATGGTGATGTGGAAGTTACTTTTGATGGTATTATTCATATTGCTTTTGTTAATGTTTATGGGGTACCTTCTAACATGCAGGATTTAAAAAACGCAGTTAACGAGATAAAGCCTGCTTACTTATTGTTAGATTATATTTATATCTATATGACTTGGAATGAATTTGATAATTATAATAAAACTTTCGATCAATGGGATGCATTAAACCTAACATGGGATGAATTTGAAGCTTATAAAGGATAGGGGAGTGAATGAAAAATGCCTAGCGCTAACAAAACACCAAATATAGGATTAAACCAATGGCAGGGAAATGAGTATCCTAAGAGGCAGGATTTTGTAGATGATAATGCTGCTGTTGATTTGGAAATGGTAAAAAAGGCATCTTCTACACAAGACGGAAGAATGTCTAAAGAGGATAAAGTAAAACTTGATGGTATAAGTGCAGGAGCCAACAAAGTGGAACAGTCTAGTACTAATGGAAACATAAAAATAAATGGAACAGAAAAAACAGTTTACACTCACCCTGGAAGTGGTACCAATCCTCATGGAACGACAAAGAGTGATGTAGGACTGGGAAATGTAACAAATGATGCTCAGGTAAAAAGAACAGAGATGGGGGCTGACAGTGGAGTAGCTACATTAGACAGTTCTGGAGTAAATGCACAGGCTCCAAAGGTTCATACACATACAAAAGCACAAATAATTGATTTTCCAACTTCTATGCCAGCAAATGGCGGTGATGCTGATACTGCAACAAAATTAGCGACGCCTAGAACAATATCTTTGGAAGGAGATGCCACAGGAAGTACTACTTTTGATGGTTCTGTTAATAAGAGTATAACTGTGGTACTAGCAAACAGTGGGGCAACCGCAGGGACATATACTAAACTTACTATAGATGCAAAGGGTAGGGTTACTTCTGCAACAACTTTAAGTGCTTCAGATATACCTAGTTTGGATTGGAGTAAGATAACATCTGGAAAGCCTACAACATTAGCAGGATATGGAATAACAGATGCAGTAAGTAAATATGTTGGGGTATCAGTAGGGACAGATTTAAATACGGTTCTTACATCTGGTTTTTATAGACTACATGGTACAACATCTGGTTATACTAATATACCTACAGGTGCGGATATTAGTTATGGTCAATTAATTGTGTCTCGTGGTTTAAGTTCTGTATTTCAAATTATTACAGGACACAATGATAATGAATATTACATGAGACAAGGAAGCATGGGAGAAGGCACAGATACAAATTTTGCAGATTGGCAACCTTGGAGAAGGATTTGGCATGACGGTAATTTTAATCCTACTACTAAAGCAGATAAAACAGATACTTATACAAAAGATGAAGTTGATAATAAAATACTTTATCTAGGTACAACATCTAATTCGGGTAATGCCTATTCGGTATCAGCGCCAGAGGGATTTACATTAAAAGATAATCAATTGTTGATAGTTAAGTTTAATGCAGCTAGTACAGGAGAAATATCCTTGAATGTAAGCTCTACAGGAGTAAAACCAATTAAAGATTATTTTGGCAATGCTGTAACAAATGTGAGGACTAATCTACCGGCTATACTTTCATATGAAAGCAGTTCAGATTCTTTTATCTTATCGGGTAAAGGAGGTGATGGAGACGCATTAACTACAGATATAAGGCAAGGTAAAAAAGCTACTACCAGAGATGGATTTATAACAGGTACTTTACCCGTACAAGCTACAGGATCACAAACAGTAACACCAGGGACAAGTAATATAGTAAAACCAGCAGGAATATATGATGAAGCCATAACTGTAAAAGGTGAGCCTAATTTAATAGCGCCTAATTTAGTAGCGGGAAAAAGCTATTTTGGGATACAAGGAAGTGCTGATATAGAAAGCTTAGGAGGTAAGAAATATGCTAGTGGAACTGGAACATTTGATAGTATAGGGCATGCTTCTATTACTACATTAAATTTTACTCCATCAACTGTTATTATGTGTATTCCTAATTATAGAGGCAATGCAGGCACTTATTGGTTAGACATTCACTCCCCTATTATATCATACGTTCCTGGTACTGGTAAAATCAGTAAGATAATTTTTAGCACAAACGGATTTTCCAGAAACGAGGATAATGATTTTATAAGTAATACAACTTATAATTGGTTAGCAATAGAATAGGAGAGTGATTAAATGAATTTAGGCAGAAGAATAATCTATGATAGCCAAACAGGAGCTATTATATTAGACACAGGAGAACAAATAGATGCTACAGAAGAAAGGCCAATCTGGAATGGAATAACATATATAGATTTAGATTATGGAGCATATTCAGATGAATTCAGCAGGGTGATAAAATATCATATAGATGTAAGCACAAAAGCAGTTGTATTTGATGAATTAAGCCCAATACCAATAACAATGGATGGCCAAATAAAAACAATTTCACAGGCGCTTTTTATTTTCAACAAAGCCTTTACTAGTTCAAACCAAAACGCTGAATTAGTAGAGGCTATTATAAACGCTATAAATAGTTTGAAATCAAGTTAGGAGATTGAATATGTTAGGATATGATTTTTATAAAATGTTTTACACATTAGGTTATCTTACGATAGATGATTTAAAATGGGCTGTAGCAAATGGGGATTTAACAGCAGACCAGTTCAAAGAAATTACAGGGCAAGACTATATTGCATAATAGAATATGAAGGTAAAATAGGAGCTAGAGATAGCTTTTTTATTTTGCCTTTAAATAGGGAGATGAGAGAAGTGGGACAATGTGAGAAGTGCAAAAATAGGACCATATGTAAATTTACAGATATCTTTACTGAATTACAGGATAAGTCAAAACAGATAAACCAGTTAATTGATACTAGGCATCCTTTTAAAGTAGTAGCCAGTTGTAGCTTTTATAATCAGGATAATGTGGGTACATGCATTAATAATATAACGATGCCTGATAAAAACAATATAATTCCTACCGGTTACTATTAAATTTAATGCAACTTTAATACAAAGAGTTTTGGAGAAATCCAAAGCTCTTTTTTGGCGTTTAAGAATAACTGTAAGGGAGGTTTAAAGTGGAATACCTTATAAATTATTTCAAAGAATTTACAGGAAAATTACTAGCTATAGGGTTTACAAGTTCTACACTGGGGGCATTACTTACCTGGTGCTTTGGTGGGTGGGAAATGGGGATAAAAGTATTGGTGTCCTGCATGGTTTTAGACTATATTACAGGGCTTATGTGTGGATGTAAAGAAAAACATCTGAATAGCTCCAGGGGATTTAATGGCCTTAAAAAGAAATTTACAATACTGTTTGTTTTAATACTGGCGGTACTTTTAGACAGGCTCCTTGGGCAGTGCTGGACATTCCGTACTATGGTTATATATTTTTATGTGGCAATAGAGGGAATAAGTATATTAGAAAATTCGATTAAATTAGGTGTTCCAGTACCTAAAAAGTTGGAAAATGCACTGGAACAGTTGAAAAATAAATAGGAAGGAAGTAATGTAAATGGTAATCACTTATGATTTTGGGCATGGATGTGGTCAGGACAGAGGGGCTTCTGGATACCGTAATGAGGAACATGACTGTAGGGAATATGGAGCATTGGCCATAAAGAAATTACAGTCTCTAGGACATACTTGTTATGATTGTACACCAGCATCTAGTCCAGCCTTAAATTTAGGACAATCACTGGCCTATAGGGTGAACAAAGCTAACTCTATAGGTTCACAGTTACATTTATGTTTTCATGTCAACGCCTTTAAAACAGATGTGGCTACAGGCTGTGAGGTAGAATATGCCAGTGCCGCAGGACAGGCTTATGCAGAAAGGGTATCATCTGAAATTTCTACAGCTTTGGGATTAACCAATAGAGGTGCAAAATTACAAAGTAGCTTATACGTACTTAGATATACGAATATGGTTGCAATCTTGATTGAACCTTTCTTTTGCGACACCAAGACAGACTGCGACAAATACAACGCTGAAAAACTGGCAACAGCTATTGTAAAAGGAATCACTGGAATAGATACATCTACACAAACTACACAGACTACTGAACCAATAATACAAACAGTGCCAACCTATGATGAAACTGTACCTACAGGGCCAAATATTTGGCAGATACCAGGGATGAACTTCTATGTAGAACAAAGAGCAGATGGTGATATGTCTATTCACCTAGATAGAGGAAATTATTTAACACTAAGAAAAGGTGGAGCACCAGAGGTATATTGGAATAACAACCAGGGAGCTGGTGGATCTAAGAGATTATTTTAACTAAGGTGATTACATGCAAGATTATATGACATTAATACATGGTGAATGTTTGAACGAAATGGATAAATTGATAGAGCAAAAAGTTAAAGTAAATTTAGTCTTAACAGACGAGCCTTATGGGACAACTGAATGTAAGTGGGATGAAGTAATTCCTTTTCATGAAATGTGGCCCAGGATAAATAATCTTAAAAGAGATATACACACACCTGTAATTTTATTTGGCAGAGAACCATTTACCAGCAAGCTTATTAATAGCAACATGAAAGAATATAAACATAAATGGATATGGAATAAAAAGCAGAGTGGGAGTCCTCAAAATGCAAAATATATGCCACTACAAATAGATGAGGATATCATTGTTTTTGCTAAAAGCAGGGTAAATTATTATCCTGTAATGAGAAAAGGCAAAATGCGAAAAAAGGGAGGATGTAAAAAGCCTATACAGACTATGGGAGAATTTAAAAGGTTAGATTTCTCAAGATATAGCGATCTATATTATCCTACAAATATAATTGAAATTTATAATCCACGAATTGGAAAAGTCCATCCTACTCAAAAACCAGTGGAATTGATGGAATATTTAATAAAAACATATACCAAAGAAGGAGATCTGATATTGGATTTTGCTATGGGAAGTGGAAGTACAGGAGTTGCGTGTAAGAATTTAAATAGGCAATTTATAGGTATAGAGAAAGAAAAGAAATATTACGACATTGCAGTTAAAAGAATAAAATTATTAGGAGGTATATAACATGTTAGGAAAAGAATTAGCAAATATAATTACGAGTGGAATTTTAAGTATTTTAGGGGCGTTGGCTTCTTATGGTGTTACTGTAGGCATAGCTTATCTTAAAAAGAAAAAGGAATCCCTTGTTAAACAAATAGAAATAGACCAATACAACAAGGATTATAAAATAGCACAAGACATATTCTATATAGCAGAGCAACAATTTAAATTCATCCCAGCAGCAGGGGAACAGAAGAGAAAAGAGTTCGACAAGCTTTTGGTAGAGAAAATTCCAGGAATATCTCAAGAAGAAATCGATCATTTTAGAGAGACTATTTGTGGAAAGATAAATTCAGAGGTCAAAGATAGTGGCATATTAGCACCTGCATTTATAGAGGGAAAAGATCTTGCAGATGTAGTTACAACTACAACATCATAGAAATAATTATTGCCCCGGTTTTCCGGGGCTTTATTTTTTTGAAGATGATTTATTTATAGTATCTTCAATTTTATTTATGCAATCCTGAAGGTTTTTTTTCACATCTTTATCCCAAAAGCGAAGGATCGTCCAACCTTTACTTGAAAGTTCTCTGTTTACATTTTCATCCCTTCGTATGTTCCTCTCAATTTTAGGTATCCAATAATCCCTGTTTGTACCAATTTTGTTTTTCTTCTCTTCCCAATTGTATCCATGGAAAAATTCCGAATCTATAAATATTGCAATTTTTAGTTTCGGAAAAACTATGTCCGGTTTTCCAATAATTTTATCATAGTTTTTCCGATAATTCCTGTGACCGAGTTTCCATAATTCTTTCCGCATAATTATTTCTGATTTTGTGTCTTTACTTTTTATTGATTGCATTATTTTTCTGCGCTGTTGTTTGGTTATTTTATCCATATTCTATTTCATCCGCCCTTCTCAAAACCATATATATATAATATAATACAATTAAATAGGAAATAATAAAAATCTATAATAATATATTTTGTATTGGAGGCTGGTATTTAATGTCAGTTATAGATATAAATGAAATGCTTACCACAAAACATTTTTCAGCGGTATCATTATTTGCGGGTGCAGGTGGGCTGGATTTAGGTTTTGAAAACCGAGGGTTTAATATAATTTGGGCTAATGATATAGACGAAGATGCTTGTAAAACGCACCGTATTTGGTCAAACGCTAAAGTTGTTCAAGGCGATATTGGTAGAATTGACTTTGAGGATATCCCTAGGTCAGACATAGTGTTGGGAGGATTCCCATGCCAAGGTTTTTCATTAGCAGGTCCAAGGAAAATTGACGACAAAAGGAATAAGCTTTATAGGTATTTTGTTAAGCTAGTAGGGGCTAATCACCCATATGCTTTTGTTGCAGAGAACGTAAAGGGTATTTTAACTTTAGGCGGTGGAAATGTGATAGAAGCAATAATAGAAGATTTTTCACAAAAAGGTTATACTGTATACCCAAAGCTTGTTAATGCAGCTGATTATAACGTCCCACAAGACAGGTGGAGAGTAATTATGGTTGGATTTAGGAAAGACCTTAATGTTAGCAGTTTTGAAATGCCGAAACCTAATGAGTATAAGGTGAAACTTATAGATGCGCTGAAAAATATACATAACCCTAATTATAAAGATATTTGCCATGCTTCGTATTCATCTAGATTCATGAGCCGTAATAGAAAACGTGGCTGGAACCAAGTTAGTTATACTATACCAGCAATGGCTAAGCAAGTGCCATTGCACCCATCAAGCCCGGATATGGTTAAGATAGGGGAAGATAAATGGAGGTTTGGAAATAATGGTAAAACAAGGCGTTTAAGTTGGCAAGAATGTGCAGCTATACAAACGTTCCCACCTAACATGGAATTTGCAGGTAACCTTACAAGCAAATATAAACAAATTGGCAATGCTGTACCTGTTAAACTTGCTGAGGCAATAGCATCTAGTATTTTTGATGTATTGAATGCATGTGTACACCTTGAAGGAGCGCAAGAAGTATTGGGGGTAAAATAATGGCAATCCAATCTAAAAACGGGAAAGGGTTTGAATATGCTTGTTTAAATGCTTTTGAAGAATATTTAAAAGGCAAAAATAATATTGTATTAATAGAAAATAATGAAGCTGTAGAAATAGCACGGAAAGATTATTATAAACTGTTACCTACACTGCGGGCTAAAATGGATAAGGCGGCACAGGCTGCAGCCCGCGTTATATCGCGATTGGAACCAAGGCTCCAGAACCCGATAAACGAGGACAATCTATACCTTACCCTTCAATCGGATAAAAAGGGAATAGAGGGAGATGTACGAGATCTTATTGCTATAAGGAAAAAGGATGATTGGGAAATAGGGATTAGCTGTAAGCATAACCATTCTGCAGTAAAGCATTCAAGGCTTTCAAGAACTTTGGATTTTGGTAGTAAATGGCTAGGTATACCATGTTCAAGTAAATACTTTAATGAAATTTTACCAATATTTGATAGATTAAATGAATTAAAAAGACAGGGAAAGGAATGGAAGGAAATATTAAATAAAGACGTGGGAATATATATGCCTGTATTAAATGCATTTATGAAAGAATTGAAAAGGCTTGAACAAGAGAACCCTAATATTGTGCCACAGAAATTTTTAAGCTATTTATTAGGCAATAGGGATTTTTATAAAGTTATAAGCATTGATAATAAAAAATTAACTCAAATTGTAGTATTTTCTATGTATGGCACTTTAAACAAAAGCTCAGGGGAAATTAAACCGCAAGTAAAAATACCACAATTGATTTTACCAGCAAAATTTTATGATATTAGCTATAAAAATAACTCTAAAAATACAATAATAGCTACGTGTGATAATGGCTGGTCAGTATCAATGAGGATACATAATGCAAAATCATTGGTAGAACCGAGCCTTAAATTTGACGTCAATTTGGTTGGAATACCACAAACACTATATACTCAGTCTGAACCATGGCAGTAATATGTATACCCAATTTACTATATTTAAAACAGAAGAAAGCTTTATGTCTGAAACCATTTACATGTCTTATAAAATCATATATCATATACTTATAAGGTTAATTGCCTTAACTGATTTTTTACAACCAATATAATTTAATTTTTTTCGAATCCACACTCCAAATAGTATGATTGATTAATGATCATACTATTTTTTTGAAAGTTTAAAGGAATTTTTAATTATACGTAGAATATATACAATATAAATAACAAATAATGTAATTACGGTGAATTAAGTATATTTTTGTCGAATTTGTTGAATATTTGGTAAGCATGTCCTATACTAAAGAAAAAACCTATCATAAGCCCATTAAACTTATGGATAGGTAAGTGCTTTCAAATCATTTGACTATCTCCATTATATAATAATGTTTTTGAAGGTGCAAGAATAAATATATATTGGAGGTATATATTATGGATATGCGAAATGTCTCAGAATTAATAATTGAAAAAGCAATAATACATATTTTAGATAATAGAAAAGAAAACCCAGTACTAATTGACTTTCCGTTAGAACTAACGGAGGATATATATTTACTTTTTGAAAGACATATTAAAAATTCTATCAATGATGAAAGCACAAGAATTGCAAAATTTGATGGTAACATTAATGTAGTAAAAGAATGCTGTAAAAATATAATTGAATCACCTGATAATAAATTTGTATCTGAATCAAAGGAAATAGCAAAATATTTATTTGATGCTATGAAAAACAGCAATATATCTCCCGCAAATTTTGCAGTATGTATTTATTCAGTTAATAATGAAAAAACATTGCATTGCTTAAAATGGATTTTAGTAAATTGATACAAACTAAAGTTGAAAATGTAGATGGTGGAAAAAAGAAAATAAAAGTGATTGTAAGTAGTGATGGAATTCCGAATAATAAGCAAAAGCTTCAGAAATGTGTCTTTGTAAGACCAGATAATCCCCAAAATGATTATGATATAATATTATTGGATAAGCAAGCTGTAAAGTCAAAGAAAGATGATATGGTTGCAGATTTCTTTTCTAATACTTTTTTGCATTGCAAGCTAACAAAAACGGATCGAGATAACACAAGGATGTTTAAAGCGTATACTCAAAAATTTATTGAAAAAAATTATAGTAGTAATATCGAAAAATCGGAAGATATTAGGTCGCATCTATTCTCAACATTAAAAAGTGCTGAGGAAATTAATATTAAATCGTTTGCTGAAGAAGTTTTTGGCGATAACGAGGAAAAAAGAAATGAGTATATTTCTTATATATCAGAAAATTTAGGAGATCTAAAATTTAATATTGATAAACAATGGGTGGATACTCATGTTAGAAGAAAAAAAATAAAAACAGATACAAATGTTGAAATAAATATTGATTTTGATACCTCACAAGACAAGGAAAAATTTGACATAAAAAAGCATGAAGATGATGATAAAATGGATATAATAATAAAAAATATATCTAATTATTCTGAGGTTGTAACCAAGTAAATTTTATGAGTAATAATATGGAGTGATAATATGAATGGGGTGATAGCTGAATTAAATAAATTTTTAGCTTATATGGACTGGGGAAATGTAGATAACTTAAAATTTACAGAAAATGCAAATTACTTTATTTACAGAAAACAATGCATTAGTTCTGAAATAAGAAATATCATAAATTATAATTTTGAAAATTTGTTTCTTATTTTTGATTCATCATTAAAAATAATTTTTAGTCATATAAATGAACCAACCCCGTTTATTATATCAGATAAATTTAATAAACAGTATGCAAATGAATATATTGAAGAAATGTTTATTGCACATGAAACAATAAATGTTGAATTGAATATAAATAAAAATATTCTTAAAAATAAAATTCTTAACTCTGAATTTAAGGATAAATTTAATATAAACTTATTTTTTACTGATAAAATGTTTTTAGAATATGTAAACTTATTATCATATAGAAATTTAGAAAATGAGTTATATTCACAGACTCAAAAAACAATAATTATTATTTTCAATAAAACAATATTATTTTATAATGATTTAGTTTTAATTATTGGTGGAAATAAAATTATAGAATTAGAAAATTATATAAAAAATAAATTTAATTCTATTTTAGATATGGAATTATATAAAAAAATTATTCGAATGCGAAATGAGCAATGTAATTGGATAGATTGTCCTGAATGGTTATGCCCAGAATATATGTATTTTAATTTTTCTGAGGATGATTTTATTTATAATTACGAGCTTAAACAATATTTTCTTTATATGACTGTAAATTTAGCTATACCATTTATTGCTAATTACACTAATAAAGAAAATAATAAGATATGTAGCTATATAAATGGGTATAAAAAGATAAAAATATATTATATGGATAATATAGTATATGATAACAACATGGTATACTTTTTATTTAAACAATATAATTGGGCATATGAAGGTAATAACTCTGATAAATTGAGTATGTTAAGAAATTTAATGACTATATTTCTATGTGAAGAATGTGAAAGCTCATATTATCAATTAATATTAATTAATTCAGAAGATATATATAAATCTGTCAAAAATAATTTTGATATTTATCTTAAAAATAATGTTAAAGAATATTTTACAGAAACTCACAAAGTTAGAGAAATGGTTTCTAATAAATTAAAAGAAATTTCGGATGAAATTAGCGATCTAATTGGTAATATGAATAAAAACTTTCTAGCAACAATTGGGGTAATATTAGGAGCAGCAATTGGGTATTTGACTAAAGGTAATATATATATATTAAAAATTTCAGCTATGGCTTATGGAATATTTATTTTTTTGAATGCAAGTCTAACTATTCCATATTATAAGAAAAGAATTAATGATATTCAAAATGATTATACAGAACATCTTAAAATGTTTAGCAAAATAGTATTGCCTAAACATATGCCTGAATATGGAATAAGTGGTAATGTTAAAGTTTTTAATAAATATTGGTTTATATATATAGGTATCAATTTTATAATTTTAGTATTAACATTTATTTTTGTAATAAAAACTACTTATGCAGTTGACTTTATAAAAAATATTTTACAATAAAAATTTGAAATAATTTTAATGCAGAGATACAAACTGCAGGTTATAGACCAATAAAAAGATAAATAAAAGCCCCAGACCAATCCAGGGCTTTTACCAATCAAAACTATTTGGTGAAATAATTATTTTCATGGTATTAAGCATTATGTCCGAGTTACCATATTTTATACTTGGTTCCTAATTATATTGATATTTTCATGAACCCTGTTATAATAATAATTGGATGGAATTTTAGACTACCTATAAGGAATTGAAACTATGAGCCATAGAGGTATTAATTTCGCATTTTAGATAATTTTAGACTACCTATAAGGAAAATGTAAAAAGCTGACCAAAGGCCAGCTAAAAAATTTGAAAGGAATAACTATAATAATAGTATGACCAAAATTTTTAGGTCGCATACAATAACATAGGAAACAATTTTAATTAAAATATAAGGTATTCTTTAAATAAAAATTTTTATAATAAAAGCTCTGGCAAACACCAGGGCTTTTTAAGACAGTTCATTTATTATATATTATAATTAGGTAAAAACTCCAATTGAATTTTAACTGAAGTTTCTTTAATGTTTATTAAAATTAATTGATAACGTAGTAAAAACTGTAGTAATTTGATTAATATATTTCTATAAGTTTAGATATATCAAAGTGTACCAGATTTTTATTATTCAAATCCCTCTTTCTCCGCCATAGGTTTTATTAAAATGCATTAAGCTTTATGAATGGCGTAAAATCAAGGCTTTAGAGAAATGACGTATCATTAAGAGTTATTAAAAGTTACTATAATTGTAGTACTAACTGTAGTAAAAATTGTAGTAAAATAAATGTAGTCAATCAAGGAAGTTATCCAGTAAACTGGTTGCTTCTTTTTTTCGTTCTTCAGATACATGGACATAAGTTTTTCGTGTAGTGTCTATGTCTATATGCCCAAGTAGAGCTTGAATTACATTTAAGTCACCACTTTGTTCGTAAAGTCTAGTAGCATATGTATGTCTTAAACTATGGAAGGTCAAATCACTGGATATATTTAATTTTTTATATACTTTTTTTACTGCTCTGAGTGGAGTCTTGTCATTTAAAAAATCTCCATTCTTATTGCAAAATACCAGGTCCATTTTTTTATATTTTTTAGGATTTTTAACTTTCTCTTTTAAAAATTCTTTGTGTTTAGATTTTAATAAACTAAATAATTTTTTAGGAATTGGTACATATCTTACTTCATCATTTTTGGTATCTGCAAGAGTTTTTACATAACCAGTAACTTCGTTATTTTCGTTATATATAGCTTGCTTGCTATAAGTTTCATTAACATATATCGTATCTTCTTTAAAATTGATCTTATGCCATTCAAGACCTAGAAGTTCACCCTCCCTTAATCCAGTAGATAAATCAAAATAAATCATGAGATTATAGCCCTCGTGTATATGCTCTAATAAATATTTTGTTAGTTTATTTTGCTCATCTATAGTTAAAAATTTCTTCTTTTTTATTTTCTTGATATGAGGGAGGACAACGGCATTGCATGGATTTTTAACAATATAATCCTGGTTAAGAGCTTCGGTTAGTGATGATTTGATTAATCTCACTATATATTTTATATTATTTGCTGAAGTATCAATGCAATTGATAAATTCTTGTATCTGGCTTGCCTTTAAATCTTTAAGTTTGCTATCTCCTATAGCTGATGTTTCAATATAGTTTTTATAGATTCCATAATATCTTTGGAATGACCTTGGCTTTAAACTATTCTTTTTATATTCAATTAACCAAATGTTAATCCACTGCTTTAGCGTCAATTCTTCTTTGGCAAAGTCAATTCTTTCAAAGTCTCTGGTGAACTTTCTTACTTTTTTAATTATTTCTTTTTCAGACATTGCATATAATACTTTCCTTTTTGGTTTTCCTGTTAAAGGGTTAATTCCCACAGTGAAAGATGCAGCCCACCTGCCGTCTTTTCTCTGGTATATAGATCCTTCTCCATTTTGTCTGCGCTTTTTCATTACATAAGTGCCTCCTTATTACAAACTGATGTTCTGATTAAAATTAAAAAATATATAGGAGTATTAGCTCCTATTTAATTTTTTTAATATGAATTATTATGTTTTAACAACTAGTTATATTATTTTTCTGGAAATTTATTCTGTTCGTCGTTTTCTTTGATGGATGATATATCTTTATATTTGCGTTCAAGCTTTCTTATATCTTCTTCTACTGGCAAGTCTTCAGGCATAGTACCTCCGAGATCTTCAATGGTTTGTCTAACTTTTTTACCAACATGATAGTGAGCTTTATTGGCATCATTTTTATTAATTATGTTTTCTCTTTTTAATTTTTCTTCTGCTTGTGTTGCACGAAATAGATTTGCAGCTAATTCTGTACTACCCATGTGATCTAATAATTGTTCAGATTTTTTTAATTTTTTATAGTTTTTTATTTCTTTACAATCCATTTCATTATAAAGCCCTTTATAACCATGATTTTGAAATATAGCATATTCAATTTTAGTTTTCACACCTGCATTATTGGCGGCAGTAGCTAAATTTTTATTATGCTTTTTAACTTCATGTCTCAGAGCTAATCTTCTTGTTTCATCCCTTTGTTTATCTGTAATTTCTTGTTTTCTAGTTTGTATTGCAAAATAAGTTTGACCTAATGCAACTGATTTTTTGCTAGGATCAGAATTTTGTACTATTAAATAACAGGCATAGCGAGTTAAACAATAATCCTCTACCTTTCTCTTTGAATTGCTCCCGATTGCTACCATTTTGTGTACTTGCGCAAAATGGTCTGATTCGTTCTCATGGCTATTTTCACAAGATTTAATAGCTTTCTTTATGACTGGTAAAAAATTTCTATAGCTTTGATACTCAAGTTCAACCATCAGTTCTCTGGCATACCAATATTCAGTGCCTTTTTTACTGATTTTTTTAATTTTTTCAAAAGGAGATTCAAAATTATTATTTTCTAAATCACTCATAAGACCATTCCCTTCTATAATTTAGTATAATCTGGATTTGGTGGATTTATACTAAATTTAGTCTTTATTTAATCAATATATCTATTTAATACTTCAATCAATCTATCTGAATATGAGTATAAATCATCTAAAGAATTTAATTCGTATTTTGTATGAGTTTTATCTTCATTAGGTAATGTCAGTATTTTTTTTACGTTAAGAGATAACCTGCAGATCCACTTTCTTGTATTACCATCAAATAAGACTCCAAAATATGATTCAGTATCTTTATATGTAATATGTGATAAATCGATAGTATTTCTAAGAATTGATTTTATTATTGCGTATGCTTCAAGTTCTTCTACTGTAGTGAGAACTTTATACTTATTTTCCACGATATCATCTGTAACAGCAATTTCTTCTTTTGATTTATCATTAACTTCTGGATCTGTTCCTTTTAGTGTTTCTCTAAATTTATCGCTCATAGTTTCATTAATAAATTGATTGAGTGATTTTTTTACTATAGGGATAAATTTTTCTATAATGGAAGATGTTCTTCTACCTTCGTATATTTCTCCTAATATATAATTAGCAAAATCCTCAGATGGTTTCTCTATTTGTTTTTTTAGAAAATCTTTTATAAGGCTTGTATATTTCAACTCTGATGCAGAATTAACGATGGCATCTATATCCAGTTCATCTTTAGAAAAGCGTTTTAAATATTCAATAGAACTGTCTTTTAAATCAAATAGATTAATTTCAAAGAATGGTTTTTCATCCATTTTATTTGGTTCATCTAAATCTGCGTAAAATCTATATTTTATACCATTAGTTAAAATTCTGAATTTAGCTGGTGACGTGGTATAATATCTAAAAAGTTGAGAGCCATGTTTATCAAGATTATCATTGCAGTCTTTTGCCTCCACAAGAATTATAGGAGCCCCATTTATAAGGATTGCATAATCAACCTTTTCACCTTTTTTTACACCATAATCAGCATCAAATTCAGGACAAAATTCTAGTGGATTAAAAACATCATAACCTAGCATTTGAAAAAATGGTAATATTAATGACTGCTTGGTTGCCTCCTCTGTTTTAATCTGAGTTACTAACATTTCAGCTCTATCTGATAATGCCTGTATTTTTTCTTTGATTTCCATTCAACTTCATCCTTTCTCATATGTTACATATAATTACAAAATTTTCTCAAAAGTGTAAAAATAAAAACTCAAAATTATAAACTTGAGTAAGTTACTTAATGCTATACAATTTATTAGCTATATTATCGGCAGAGAGCTCCATACACGTATACTGCATGTCCAATCCTATTATGTATCCGATACTAGGCATATCTTCAGCTATATGTTTTACTTCATGCAAGAAAACATGGCATTGAGTTTCATAATTTACATTGCCATTTAGTATGAGATGATAATTTTCACGTCTGCTTAAATAAACAAAACCTAATGTATTTGCTGGAATGCTGAAGGCTATGGTGGTCTTTATATCAAATTCATTCATAACTTCATAGAAAGGAATGTCTTCGTTTAAAAGTGCCCTTAACAAAGGCTTATCCAATATGTCCATAATATCATCCCCCATAACATTACAATTTAGTCTCTGAAATTTTTATTGGATAATTCTTTTATAAAATCGTAGGCTTTTTCACCTTTAGTTGATGTTTTAGAAATATTTTTAATAGCTCTATCATGCAAAGTGTAGTTTCTTTCTATTGTTTCATTTACTTCTGCAAATTTATGATCCATTTGCTCAGATAAATTTTTGTGACCTTCAGCCAGTAATTTTATATCTTTGCCTTGTTTTTCAAGCAGTACTGAATTCTTTTTAACTTCCGATTCTACAGAATTTATTCTCTCATTTACATTTTTAAATCCGTTTTGCATTTCAGTATGTATGCTTTTAAGATTCTGTTGCATTTCAGAATACATTTTAGTCATAAGATCAAAAGTTTTATCTTCTTCCACATTACTTCCCCCTTTCAATATATTTTATAGATGTGATATATGTTTATCCGTCATTTCTATCTTCTTCATCTTCAATTGCTTTTATAATTCTTATTATTTTTTTTATATCATTAGGAGGCATAGCCCTAGTTTGCTTAAATAGTAGTTTTAAATCTTCTCTATCTTTTAATGAATCCCAAAACTGAGCCAATTCAGGATCGTCATTTAAAGATTCAGTTATTTTATCGGCGGAGTCATATGAATTTTTAACATCCGTTCTTCCAAGTAAATAATCTATAGAAACGTTAAAATAATCAGCTATTTTTTTCTTTATAGAATCACTAGGAATTCTTTTGCCTGATTCGTATTGAGACAATGTTGTATTAGCTATGTTAAGTATTTTAGCCAATTCCAATTGGCTTATAGATTTTTCTTCACGTAAAATTCGTATTCTATTTCCTAATATATTATTTTCCATCTATTATTTTCCTTTCACAATTAGTGAATTTAAACTTATTATAGCAGATAGTTTATTAAAATATAATATTTTTCACAAAATGAGAATAAAGCATTGACTTTCTCATAATGTGAAAGTATAATAAAGATAAAGACTTTGCTTATTGTGAAACAAGGAGGTGATTGGAACGAACAATAAAATGAAATTTTATAGGCAAAAAAATAATCTAACTCAAGAAGAAACAGCTAAAAAGTTAGGTATCTCAGTTAGTGCCTATAATATGATAGAAAACGGTAATAGAGGAATATCTCTATTAAGGGCAAAGGAGTTAGAAAAAATATTTAAAGCTACAATGGATGAAATTTTTTTTAATAATAGCTTTCACAATAAGCAAAATATACAAGAATTCCAAAAGGAGGTCGTGTGATGGATGCAAAGCTCCATCTACCTAGCAGATTTAAGGTAAGCTATATCCATGATATTCTTACCAGTGGCACTTTCAATAAAAGCTACATCTTTTGACAGTATATCAACATCTTTTTTTATTGATTGTATATCACCGAAAATATTAGCTAAATCATGCTTCATATTTTCCTGTTCAGCTTTTATGACATCTACTTTATGTTCAAGAGCTTTAAGAATTTGAGTATTTTCAGATGTTTGAGATTGAAGTCCATCAAATTTGGATTCAAGCCCGTTAAGTTGAGATTGCATTGATTCGAGGACTTTTAATATTTTTTCTTCATTGTTCATGGAATCATTCCTTTCGATTTATTTTAAATACCAAAATCAAATATAGCTAATTCTCAGATGTAGAAAACTTGTTAAAGTTTTCAAGGAAATCATAAGCTTTTTCGCCTTTAGTTACAGCAGCTTTAATTGATTTTACATCACCGGATAATTCAGCAACAGCAT